AATATAGAATTGAGGCATCAGCAGTATAAAGATTTCAGAAGTATATTGTTCGATAATGAGAAGAAGAACTCCATAAGCAAGACGATTGATGATGTTGTCAGTCTTGTATACCTTCCCGATAATATCCTATTTGACATTGTTGTTGACCCAGATAAAGAAGAGCTTGTAAAAGATAGCGTTCAGAAAAAGCTGGATAAGCTCAATAAGGTTCTTAATGAGAAGTTTGTTAAAGACACCCTGGATATAGAGTTTTACGATTGGCTGTTCTGGGCGTGTGTTTATGGTATTTATATCGTTAAGACCATACTGGACGGCGATACGATTACCTTCAAGGGCGTGTCGCCGTTTGATTTTGCCGTCTATTATGAAGACAATAGAAGTCTGGATAAAGACCAGATATTCCTGCATATTTCAAGGATACCCATTCATGTGGCCAGAAAGAAATATCCGGACGCGAATTTTATTCCATCTGTAACTTCACCGACAAGGCAGGATAACTTTCTCGATATCGTCGTAACACAAAATCAGCAGACAAATCTGTTTAACGTATCTCCTATACCACTAAAAGATGAAGATGGGTTGACGCCGAAAAAGGTCGGCGAATACGCTGAAGTGTATGAGATGTGGTTCTGGGATTATACCAGAAAAGACTGGTTCATGGCGCAGATAGTCGGGGATAAGATATATAAGTCGGTTAATCCGTTTATTCCTAAAGAGCATCCCTTTATCGTTTTTACTCCAACTCCCGTGGAAGGTTTCTTCTGGGGGTTGTCGGAATTGCATTATTTGACGCATCTTTACTTAAGAATTAAAGACGAAACACAAAGATTGGATAAAGTAGAAGAATTGCTGTCCGCGCCGCCTTTAATTGTCTATGGCGCGTCATCCAGCGTCAATGGGGCTGAATTGCAGGAGAAAATAAGGAAAGCCGGCAGTGTCTCGGAAATATATGACCCTACAGCGAATTTCAACTTCTATTTACCTAAAATTGACCCCAATGTTATCTTTAACGCGATTAAATACTATGACGAAGCTTTTAAGGAACAAAGCGGAATTGTAGGTGTTCTTGGTGGAAGAGCAATGCCTAATGTTCGTAGTGCTTCGTATGCTAATATTCTCGCGCAATTCGCTTCCACTGTTTTGAAGAAAAAGGCCTTAAGGGTAGAGGCTTTTATAGAAGAAGTAATGACAATGATGGCTAACTGTATCGTCTATACGGATACAGAGTATAAAGAATTTTTAAATATTCCGTTCAGGGTGGATGTTTTCGCCCATACTTCATCGCCGATAACGTCTCTTGCTTATCAGGAAATGGTTTTAAATCTTGCAGAAAATCAAATTATACCTCCGGATGTGGTCATCGAGCTGCTGCCTATACCGAGGAAAGAAAAGATTTTGAAGTTTATGCAGCAAAAAGCACTGATGAGTATGCAAGAGTCGGCGGCGGATAAAAGCACGGAAAAAGAATAAGACGCTCCGACGAGCAAATTTTAGGAGGTAATTTTATCATGGCAAGGAAAAAGGCTAGAAAAATTAAACGGACGCGCCGAGCTAAGTAATTACAATGCTTGTCGGAGCGTCTATTTTGAGTCCCCTGGCCGAGGGCTAAATCGGCCACTTAAAAAAACAGAAAGGAGTTTGATATGCCAAGTATATTGGAACAGCTGGGTATTGATACCAAATTGTCCGCTCCGGCGGGTGGCGAGACCGGCTTGAGTCCTGAAGGGCAACCTCAAGGGGCAATGCCGGTTACAGAGGCGGCACAGCCGTCAAAACTCAGTTCGTCTAAAGAAATGGCGGATATGATAGTCGCCGGTGCTATTGCAGCCCTAGACCAAGTGGTGGCCGTTTATGGATATACTACGGAAGAGGGCAAAAAGATAGCGAGAGCTATTGACAATCTGTCTGCCGTAGTCCCCGAAAGCAAAGTCAAGGAAGTGCAAGGACAATTAAGCAGTATGCTGAGCGGCGGCGGAGCCCCTATGGGAATGCCTGGTATGCCGTCTTCAGTAGTGCCTGGAGGAGCGCAAATAGGCAGCGTGCCTAAACCGTAACGAAGAGGCTTGGATATGCCGATAAGTTTGCCTTATATCTTCCAAAATATGGACTTGTCTTCTTTCCCAGATGCACAAGATAGCGTTGGAGACAAGATAGGGAAGGCTCTTTCCGCAGCTTATCTTGACAGTAACTTCTCGCAGCTGGCGAAGATAATGACAGTATCTTCAACCCCGCCGACTCCAAGTTATGCGGGTCAACTCTGGCTGGACACTTCTGCAAGCCCTGCAATATTGAAATTATGGGATGGAGCGAATTGGCAGTCAAAGACGACTTACGCTATTAATGCCGATAATGCAAACACGGTAAATCATACTTCTGCAGGTTCAACGCCTGCGGCAAATACAATTCCAATTGCAGGAAATGATGGGAAATTAGACTCGGGGTGGATAAAAGAAAGGAGCTTCTACCAAGTAGAATTTTCTTCGAGCGGCTCTTGGACGGTTCCAGCTGGAGTAACTAAAATTTTGGTTGAAGCCTGTGCCGCCGGCGGTGGTGGTGGCGGCGGCGGCAATTATAATGGTAACACCCGCGTGGGTGAAGGTGGATATTGTGGTCAAAGCTGCACAAAGGTTCTTTCAGTTTCCGCAGGCGAAACAATAACTGTAACAGTAGGTGCTGGCGGTGCTGGCGGCAATACTAATGGTAACGGGACGGGGAGTAATGGTCAACAGGGAGGTAATACAAGCCTGTCAGGAAGTGTTTCAGGTTCTCTTTTGACTTTAACAGGAGGACTAGGGGGAAGAGGAGTTGCCATTAACAACCCAGGGATTACAGCCGGCCAATCATCGAGATTTGGTAGAGGGGGTAAGTATACGGTGCTTGGTTTGAACGAAGACGCAGCAACAGGAGAGGATGCTCCATATCCAGGCGCCGGTGGTGCTGGCGGTATTGGTGCTGGCACTGGTTTGCATGGTGGAGACGGTGTTGGCGGTGCTGGGGCAGCAGGGTTTGTTAGGATTATATGGTTAGCATAGGCGTAAGGAGTTAGGATATGTCAATAAATTTGCCTTATAATTTTCAAAATTTGAATACATCCTCTTTGTCGGACGCAAAGGACAGCAATAATGATGTTACTGGTAAGGCTGTTCCTGCAAGCTATTTTGATAGCAATTTTGAAGAATTGGCAAAGGTGATGACGGTTGCTTCTTCCGCTCCAACTGCGTCATACGCAGGACAGTTATGGCTGGATACTTCTTTTAGTCCTAAGTTGTTGAAGCAATGGGATGGGACAAGTTGGATAGCAATAGGAGCAGTAACGATAGGGGCGACAGAACCAGCTTCTCCTTTTTCTGGGCTACCATGGCTGGATACTTCTGTCTCTCCGCCGGTATTAAAGGTCTATGATGGAACGTCATGGCAATCTAAAGTAAGTTATGCGGATAGTGCAACTAATGCCGATAACGCTACCAATGCTACCAATGCGACTAATGCCGATAATGCGGACACGGTGGATAACTTTCACGCAAGCCAAACACCTACGGCAAACACCATTCCTGTTGCGGATAGTAGTGGTAAATTAAATTCTGGGTGGTTGTTGTCGTCGTCAGTTATTACAAAAACAGCCGGATATGATATTCAGGCAAGTGAAGTAAACAATAAGTTTCAGGCTAATGTATCTACTGCGAACACGTGGAGTCTGCCGGCTGCTAATGCTGTTCCTTCCGGTTCTGAAATAATGATTGAAAATATCGGCGCAGGAACAGTAACTATTTCAACGGCAATAGAGGGCGTAACTAATTTGCCGCTAGGGACTGGATGGACGATTAATTTATACTCGGATGGCAGCGCATGGCGTATTAAATCGTATAGTTCTGAATATAATCAAGCAACAGTAGCGGGAACGGCATTTACCCTTGCTAGTGCAGAGACAGAAAGAAGCACCACATCTACCAGTTATGTGAAGATGAAAGAATTTGTGGCGGCTCAAAATGGGGTGGTAACTGTTTATTTTGAGATAAAAACTTCTAGCGGCTCTGCTTATGCTTTTGGAAGAGTATATAAAAATGGAATAGCTTATGGCACAGAGCGCGGAACTGCTTCAACAACGTATGTCGGTTATTCAGAAAACTTAACTTTTGCAGCGGGTGATTTAATCCAAATTTATTTAAAAATAAACAATGCGTCATATGCTGCGTATATAAGAAATGCTAAAGTAACAAGCGGCGGAATGGTTTTCAATCCCATTTCCGAACAGGTTAATCTGGATTAAAGCTGTGTTGCCAGATTTTATATCTGGCGTAAAAAAAATAAACTATTAAAAATTAAGGAGGTAATTAAAAATGCCAAAAGCTTACAATGATTGTCCAAGTGATGTTGTAGAAAAAATTAGACAGCAGTATAATGCCTTGCAGACAGACGTGAATAATTTGATAACAAAGTATAATGCGCTTGTTAGTCTCGTAAATGACATGAAAAGCACGTTCAATGCTCATACACATGATGTTACACATGCGGCTTGTAGTGCCGAGAGTGCCGTTTATGGAACTTCTACTGGTATTACTTCAACCAGCGGGCCTTCTACAACGGTAGCAAATGGAACGACTGCAAGTCTTTCCGCCGAAACCGTAACAAGATAGTTTTGGGAGGTTTTTTATGGCACAGGTAGAGATGAAGGCTTATCCTGCTTATGATTATGAAAGTATTTCCGTAGGCGACACCGCCGTTGGCCTAACAGCAGAAAAGTTCAGTGATTATGCTGCTTATGGGCTGAAAGCATTTTTGACAGTGGAAACTGGTGATATTAGATTTCGGATTGATGGAACCGCCCCGACTTCCGGTGAAGGACACTTACTTAAAGCTGACCAGAATTTGACCTTAGAAGGGTATGATAATTTGAGCAATTTCAAGGCGATTAAGGCAGGGACTTCAGGTGGTGTTCTTAAAGTAACTTACTTTAAGGGGTGAAACAGCCAATGGAGGTGTTTTAAGATTCCTATACCTAAACGAAGAAAAAGAGAAAAAGTGAGCCAATATCGAAGTAGAATAATCCGGCAGGAAATCCGTTCTGGGAAATCAAGGGAGCAGGCAGCGGCAATCGCTTACAGAATAACCGGCACGGGAAGGAGCAGAAGAAAAACAGGAAGGGGAACGAGAAGGTGACAATGGGAGAACTGGCATATTTCGTCTGTGGAATTGGGGTATTTGTTGTTGGCAATCTCATTATTAGCGGCATAAAAGGACACGAGAAAGTAACACAAGAAACCTTTCAGGTGTTTTGTGAGTCTATTGAGAAAAGGTTTGATGCTTTGGATAAGAGGCTTTCTGCGATAGAACACAGAATTGCAAGGGTGGAAGAGTTCTTGTTGAAGTAAAAATGGGAGGTGTTTTATGCTTTGGGGAACTATATTAGGCCTGGCAGGTTCATTTGTTCCTGAAATTATCAATATTTTCAAGATGAGACAGGAACATAAGCAAGAACTTGAAATGCTGGAAATGCAGCTGAAATACCAGAAAGAAATGACCGATATGAGAATAGAGGAAGCTCAAGCTCTTTCTCAAATAGAACTCGACAAGCAGGCCTATCAGTATGCTCCGGTTACCGAAATAAAACCGACAGGCAATACTTGGCTGGATTTATTACAGATATTGGCAAATGTGTATAATCAGACGGTTAGGCCGACAATAACCTATATTGTCATAGGGGCTTGGATAGCGTTGAAGATTGCAATGTGGTATCAGGCCGGTGGAACACTTGACGCTATACCGAAGATATGGGGAGAGTATGAGAGCGAGTTTGTGAGTGCTATCGTTTCCTTCTGGTTCGGTGGAAGACTTGTATTACGGACTACTGGGAAGTTAAAATGACAGATAAATGTGTGGAACTAGTAAAAAAATATGAAGGATATTCAGCATTTCCATATTTGTGTCCGGCTGGTTATCCGACGGTAGGTTACGGGCATGTTGTCCTAAAAGGAGATAATTTTCAATATCCCTTGAGTGAAGAATTTGCAGAGCAGTTATTATCAAAGGATTTGGCGAAAACAGAGATGCTTATTAGTCCGATGATAGAAGTGGATGTTCATCCTTATATGCTTGATGCTTTAATTAGTTTTAGTTTTAACGTTGGAGCGTTTGCTTTTAGGGCATCTACCTTGAGGAAAAAACTGAACAATAGCGAATGGTATGATTGCGCTGACCAGTTTTTGAGATGGGTATATGCCGGATATAAAAAGTTAAACGGTTTAAAAAGAAGAAGGCAAGCAGAAAGAGAATTATTTTTAGAGGGGGTAAGATTGTATGTCTAATACTTTGTTTCCAAAATTTAAGGAGTTGTTGTTGCAGGATTTGACGTCTGCTACTGTCAAGGTTATGCTTGTTAAGTCCGGCTATACCTACAGCTCGTCTCATCAGTATTTGTCAGATGTAAGCACCTATGATAACGGCAGAAGCTCCGCGCTGACAAACATAACAGTTGCTAATGGCATTTTCGATGCTGATGATGTTTCAGGTATAACCGTTTTAGCGTCAGCGCAGGTAATTGCTGTTGTCTTGTATAAAGACACCGGAACCGACAGCACTTCACCGTTAATCGCTTATATTGACACTATGACCGGACTTCCTTTTACTGTTGGGGCTGGTGGCACTGTGCAAATAATTTGGGATAATGGCAATTATAAGATATTCGCCTTATAATTTAAGGCGTTAGGTGTGAGGAGTTAGGGGTTATGTATTTCAAGATAACAGACATA